GCGGAAACTGCAGATTCTTTCAGGGTACGCAGTTTGGCCATTGCCGGCGCTATCCTGAGTCAGTAACCAAACAGGCTGGTATGTGGTGCGGCGAGCATCAAGTCGTGGTGCCACCGCAGCCAATTTGTGAGGAGTTGGCAGCCACTCCAGCACCCAAAAAGGTTAGGAAAAATGCTAAGACCATTGCGTGATCGAATTGTTGTAAGACCGATTGAGCGAGTTAAAAGCCAGCTTATCCATGTGGTTATGGACGAACTTCCCAATATTGGGGAGGTTTTGGCCGTAGGGCCTGGCGAAATTGACAAAAAGGGCCGGTTAATTCCCAATCCTATAGAAATAGGCCAGCGCATCCGATTTGGTGGTGCGGAAGACTATTTGTCCTATCCCCGCGTAGAGATTGACGGGGAAGAATTGCTTGTGATGTCTTGGAAAGATGTTTGTTTCATCGAGGAAGACCATGCCAAAAACCACTAACAAACCAATTGCTCGCACCACCACCGGTAAGGGTAAAAATTACAACTCAACCGAAAAGGGCGCGGGCATGACCGCTAAAGGAAGGGCGGCATACAATGCAAAAAATAATTCAAACCTTAAAGCGCCTGCTCCAAACCCTAAAACTAAAGCTGACGAAGGCCGTAAAAAGTCTTTTTGCGCGCGGATGAGCGGTATGCCTGGCCCCATGAAAGACGAAAAGGGCAGGCCTACTCGTAAGGCAGCATCACTTAAAAACTGGAACTGTTAATCATGGCTACTAAACCTGGACTCTATGCCAATATTCATGCTAAACGGGAGCGGATCGAGCGCCAAAAGGCTGCCGGCAAGACCCCAGAAAAGATGAGAACGCCAGGCACTAAGGGCGCGCCAACTGCCAAAGCCTTTAAAGAATCGGCCAAAACTGCGAAAAAGAAATAATCATGCCTCTCATTAAAGATATTGGCAAAGCAGCCCTACAGAAAAATATTAAAACTGAAATTTCTGCGGGCAAAAAACCCAAGCAGGCAGTAGCGATTGCGTACTCAGTCCAGCGCGAGGCAAAAGCTAAAAAGAAGAAAAAATAATGGCCAGGTTGTCAGATATATTCGATCCCAATGTAGAGCGGCTCTCGATTTTGCCCCGTCCGCGGGGCAGTTTGCCATCTGAGGGGCGCGGCTCAGTATTAGGCCCTGGAATCAATTACAAGGATTGGATTGCGCCCCAGTTCCTAGTAGACATCGTTAAAGCTATAGAGACCCCTCGTAGGGCCTTGGAAGGCGAAGAAATTACCCCGCAAGAGGCAATTAATGTCGCAACCAATGTTGCTGGGGGTGGATTCGCTGCCAGCGGGTCAGCGCCAGCAGCTGCCATGGGCGCATTTAAACGCGGAGCAAATGTTGGCGGCATACCGATCAGGGAGTTACTTTACCCTGGGCGCGGTGACCTGACCGCAGCAGAAAAGTCGGCAGTAACCCGTTTTGAAAAATCATTAGCTAATCGTGCGGTCCGGCAGCGTGAAGAAATGCGACTTGCTGGTAAAGATGTTGTTGTGGACACACCAGGATTGGTCAAAATTCAAGAAATCGGAATCAATCCAGAGTCATTAGTAAACAAAGTAATTGTTCCAGTTATGGGCGATTTGTCAGCAACTGGCGGCACAGTAAAACAAGTTGCCGGCATACCTTTGCAGAAAGAAGTTTTACGCCAGGGCGGTAAAGACTATATGCTAATTGAGCCCAATGTAAAACAGGGCGTGGCTTGGGCATCTGAGCCGGCTGCAGCATCAAGTAAAACCGAAAACTTGCGGATGTTTGCCGACAAAGGCGAAGACGCGCTAGGTGTATTTGTGGGCATGAGTCCACAGGGTATTAACTTTAGCCATCATATGGCCGAAGGCATGATTGGCCAGCTGCCAAATCTACCAATTACCAAACAGGCTTATAAAGAGTTTCGCGAGGATGTCCGTAACACATGGGTAAAAGACCCAGAAACCGGAGAGCGTAGGTATCCATTTAAAGATTTTGCTGGGGTAGACTCACCCAATATTTACGAAATCATTTCTAAAGACGGGCAGCTGCGTAAAGCTATTGTTGAGTCTATGAGTAAAGCCAAGTTCCGCGATCAAGGATTTCCGCGCTGGGAAGATACCGCCAAAGTTATGAGCGATCCAAGGTTAACTCAGGGAGAGGCTGGACGGTCAATGTTTATTGCGCAGCCAGGCGTTGGCCCAATGGTCCCGGAATATCAACACGGGTCTTATTCAATGGGTATACCTGGCCAATATTTTGGTGGATTACAGGCAAAAAGCGGAGAAATTGTGGGCGCGCCAGCGGAATTACTGTTTCCAAAAACCTTTAAAGGTATGCGCGCAGCTGGTAAAACTGAGGCCAACATTGCGCGGTCCATGCAGATGAAACACCATGGAGAAAGATTTACCGAAGAAAATCTTGATCCTTTGATGAAGTTTCTTGGTTATTGATTTGACCGTATACAAACCTCAATTCCTGGCACAGTTCGGTCACTATTGAGGATAAAGCAGTAAACCGTTCCTCATTGGTCATGGCCAGATACTCTGGTGCATTGCGAACATAAGCGTCACCAGTTTCAACATTGACCCCACAGTAAAAGACGATTCGTTTCATTTTGTACCCTTTCTCAAAGCAATATGTTTTTGTAGGATGTACCAGAATTCAGACTTAATAATCATTTCTCACTCGCTTTCTTTAGTATTGCTCTAGCAAAGTTGTATGTTGTTTCGCCTAGCCATGCTATTTCACCAAAGTCATGGGATATTTCTTGTATTTCCTCATCACTTAACTCTTTTATTTGTGGTGTGGTTCTGTGGACTAAATCATGTATTGGGCTATCGCCAATTTTGCCAATAATTCCAACTGGTGTATCAGGCAATTCTTCATAGTAATTTTTAAAATACAGTTCTTTTTCCAACTCCGCTATGCGGTCTGCTTGTTGGCGTAGCATAGTCCCAGCCTCAACAAATTCATCATAATTTGTGTACCACTCAAGTTTTTTTGCTAATTCGTATGCGTTCATCTTATCGCCTCCGAATATCAAAATTCTCAGCTGGATAGCGCTTAGTGTCTCCGGTATCAATCCAAATAACGGTTACAGTTTCGCTACCATCCTCAATGGCCCAACACCCATCCCCGGTTACACCAGTAGTTGTATAAAAGTACGATTTATAAAGTTTGGGGTAGTTTTTGCCCTTATGAATACAGGCCTCATCGGTTAAAACAATCTTACCGCCGGCTTGATTAGGCATACTGGCAATTACCGCACCAAATGCCATTGTGGGAATAAACAGTAAACAACCTAGTAATTTACGCATCGCCCTATCCTTTCTTTTGATATAACCGTTTACTAATCCGTTTATTGCAGTTGTAACATTGCCACCTATTGACCCGCTTACCTTTAGTCATCGCGCCCAACTCCGCTGATTGCATTGACTGACAACTGGCACAAAACCTCTTTCCTGTAAGACTAACTTCCGCTGAACGAACTAACTTAATAAATTCCATCTGATCTGACATACTTAACTTTCTATAAACAGTTTACCAAATAACATTAACACAAACAACAAGAAACGATTTATTATTACCGAATAGGAACTTATTGATTGAGTTAATCATTATGGCCGCACCGATAGGAAATACTAATGCTGTAAAAGGCAAAATGTTTTATGACAAGCTGAGAAAGGTCTTAACGCAAGAACCCCAAAAGCTGGAAAACATTGTTAAGCAGTTGATTACACAAGCCGAACAAGGCGAGGCCTGGGCCGTCAAAGAAGTTATTGACCGGCTCGATGGCAAGGCAGTTCAAACCACCCAGATGGAAAACGCCGATGGAACCCCGCTTTTATCTGGCATCCAGGTCATGTTTGTAAAACCCCAAGATGCTTGAGACTTTAGACAAAGTAGTCGCTAACGCAGAGTTCCCCGTAAAACTGGCTTTCCTGTTTGAGCCCAAACGATACAAGATTCTTTACGGTGGGCGCGGTGGCGCTAAATCCTGGGGAGTTGCCAGGGCGTTATTGATCAAGGCAGCTAAGGAGCCGATGCGCATCCTATGCGCCCGTGAGTTTCAGGTCTCAATTAAGGATTCCGTACATAAATTATTGACAGACCAAATTGACAGTCTTGGCCTGCAATCCTTTTATGAGGTAACCCAGACTAGCATCAAGGGTAAGAATGGGTCCGAGTTTTTCTTTATTGGCCTAAAAAACAACATCACCAATGTCAAATCCTTTGAGGGCGTGGATGTTTGCTGGGTTGAGGAGGCGCAGACTGTTTCTAAAACTAGCTGGAATGTCCTAATTCCTACCATCCGTAAAGACAACTCTGAGATATGGATTACCTTTAACCCAGAACTTGAGACTGATGACACCTATCAGCGGTTTGTGGTCTCGCCGCCTAGTAACGCAATAGTCCAAAAGATTACCTGGCGCGATAACCCATGGTTTCCCCAGACCTTACGGGAGGAAAAAGACAATCTCCAAGTGCGAGACATTGAGGCCTATAACACCGTCTGGGAAGGCATCTGCCGTAAGACCGTAGATGGGGCCGTGTTTGCCAACGAGATTACGATGGCAGACCTTGAGCAGCGGATTACCCGCGTCCCATATGATCCTATCAAGCCGGTTCATGCGGTCTTTGACCTTGGCTGGGCCGACAATACGGCTATCTGGTTTGTCCAGTTTGTAGGGTTTGAGATTCGATTGCTGCGATACATGGAAGACAACCAAAAAACCATGTCTTGGTATTTATCCGAAATGCAGAAGTTTGGGTATGTTTATGACACTATCTGGCTGCCGCATGATGCCGAAAACTCAACCCTGGCAGCTGCTGGCCGGTCTATCGCAGATATTGTCCGCGCAGCTGGTTACAAGGTGCAGATTGTGCCAAGAACCCCAACGGCAGACTCCATCAATGCAGCCCGAACTATGTTTGGCAAGTGTTATTTTGATAGAGAAAATTGCCATCAAGGATTACAATGTTTAAGACATTATCGGTACGATGTGGACCCAGATACGAAACAATTTAGTAAAACGCCCTTGCACGATATATATTCGCATGGTGCGGATGCCTTTAAATATCTAGGTTTAGTAGTAAATGAGCCCCGTAAACCGGTAGCTAAACGAGCCGCGTATCAACCGGCTGGATCATGGATGGGATGACTATGGCAAATGATAAGCGCATACAAGACGCGCAGAAATATCTTAGATTCGCAAATGATGCGGATTCCTATAACCGCCAGGATGCCCTGGATGACCTTAAATTTTCTTCTGGTGACCAATGGCCTGTTGAGGTGCAAAACTCCAGAAACCTGGAGGCCAGACCCTGCTTAACGATTAACAAGCTGGATGGATTTATCCGCCAGGTTTGTAACCAGCAGCGCCAGGCGCGCCCTCGTATGAAGGCCCATTCGATGAACTCGGCAGCCAATGCAAAGGTTGCAGACATCCTGACAGGCATTTTTAAGCACATCGAGGTCAACTCGGACGCAGATACCGCCTATGACACGGCCTTTGAGTTTGCCGTGCGCATGGGATGGGGTTATTGGCGCATCGTGACCGATTACTCGCGGGAAGACTCGTTTGATCAAGAAATCTACATTAAGCCAATTGCCAACCCATTTACCGTTTACTTTGACCCCAACAGTCAGATGCCAGACGGCTCGGATGCCGAATCCTGCCTAATTACTGAGGTAATGAGCAAAAAGGACTTTAAAGCCCAATACCCTAACGCAGACGATGGCGGCAACTTTAATATGCGCGGAACTGGCGATGCCGATGCCGATTGGATTATGAAAGATGACATTCGGATCGCTGAGTGGTGGTATACCGAGCGCAAAAAGACCAAATTATTGCTGCTTTCCGATGGCACGCAAGTCTATAAAGAAGACGCGCCCAGCGCAGAAATCATGATGGCTGCCGGCATCGAAGTGGTGGCCGAGCGCGAAACCATGCGTAAAACCATCAAATGGGCCAAGTTGACTGGGATGGAAATCCTAGAGGAGTCAACCTGGATTGGTAAATATATCCCCATTATTCCGGTGTATGGCCAGCAGCTGGTTGTTGACGATAAGCGCAAGAAATACGGCATTGTGCGTATGGCCAAAGACCCGCAGCGTATGTATAACTACTGGCGCACGGCTCTTACCGAATCTGTGGCTCTCGCGCCCAAAGCCAAATGGCTATTGGCAGAAGGCCAAGACGAGGGCCATGAGAATGAATGGAACCTGGCTAACATCAAGGCCACACCAGTATTGCGTTACAAGCAAAAAGACATTGAGGGCCAACCCGCGCCCGTGCCACAAAGGTTGCAACCAGAACCACCCGCAGCCGGAATTGTGGAGGCTACAAGCGCCATCAATAATGACTTACAAACCGTAGTTGGTATTTATGACCCCAATCAATTTGCCCAAGGCAATATGTCCGGCAAAGCCATTCGTGGCCAGCAGATGCAGATTGATCTGTCTAACTTCCATTATTACGACAACCTGACCCGCTCTCTCAAACAAACTGGGCGCGTAATCCTTGATTTAATCCCTAAGATTTACGATAAAGAGCGTGTCATGCGGATTATTGGATACGATAACCAGCCAGAAATGGTTACTATCAATCAGCGAATTGTGGACGAGAGCGGTGCCGAGAAAATCCTAAACGATGTGACCGTGGGCGAATACGATGTTTACATGGACACCGGCCCCGGATACCAATCCAAGCGCCAAGAGGCAGTTGAGTCAATGGTTCCGCTCTTACAAGCTAACCCAGAATTATTCCAGGCAGCTGGTGACCTGGTTTTCAGAAACATGGATTTCCCAGGTGCAGATGTAATTGCGGACCGTCTGGCAGCCATGAACCCATTGGCGAAGATTGACGAAAAATCAGACATTCCACCTCAGGTTCAGATGCAATTAATGGCCAGCCAAAAGATGGTTGCCGACTTGCAGCAGCAGATTGCAGCCCTGACCTTGAATTTGCAGCACCAGACCGATGTGCAGCGCATGAAAGAGGAAGGCCAGACCAGGCGCAAACTCATGGATGTTACCTCTAGGGCATACAACACCGAAACGATTAACGAGGCCAAAGTCAACCAGACCAACCTCAAGGCAATTACTGACCAAAACCGCACCGAACTCGATGCCATTACCAAATTGTTACTCAAAGGAATGGATTCTCGCGCCCTGCAGCAAGAGATGGCTCGTAGAGATGCGGAACAGGGACAAGTTGCAGCGTTTTCTGAGAGCGAGGTCAATATGAATGACTCACCATTCTTGCGCGAGGAAATGGCTTTAGCGCAGCAACCGATGGTTAACCCTGGAGTTGATGATCAGATGGCCGCGCAGTTTGCGATGCAAGAGATGCAACCTCAACCATTAGAGCAGCCTGTTATCCCAGGAGTGCCGATGGGGCCTCGTTGACAACTATTAAAAAACGGTTTCTAATAGATTTAACCTACCGATGGGTTCATCGGGTTTATTCTTGGAGTTGATCCATGTCAGATGCAAATGTTGTGCAGGAACCAGTAAGGAAACAAGCTGCGAACCTGGTAACAAGTGAAAATTTAGCTGAGTTTCAGGCACAAAAACTTGGTTTAGCCACCCAGGAAACTCCAACTGAGGCCGCGGATGCGGAGCCGGTTGTTGAGCAAGGGCGGAGTGAGCCAGATGTTGAGACAGAGGCTGCAGCAGGAGAAAAGAAGCACAACCCAAAACTCGAAAAGCGGTTTTCGGAACTGACCAAGCAGCGCGAAGCGGCCCGCCAAGAAGCGGATCGTGAGCGTCAGGCTAGAGAGGCTCTTGAGGCGCGATTAAAGGAATTGGAAACCAAGGTAAACCCTCCTAAATCTGAGGAACCTGACCCCAAACCTGACCCATCGCAATTCAATGATGCCCTAGAGTATGCAGAGGCCCTGGCCGAATGGACTACTGATCGAAAGATGCGGGAGCGGGATCAAGCAGAACTTGCGCGGAAAGCCCAGGAAGAACAGTCGCGGATGCGGCAGAAATTCCAAGAAAGGCTAGATGCGGCTAAACAAGATTTGCCGGATTATGAGGAAATGATTGCCTCAAGTGATGTTTCGGTTTCACAACCGGTCACCGATGCAATTATTGAAAGCGATGTAGGCCCACAAATCCTATATTTCTTAGCCGAAAATCCAGATTTTGCTCGTGAGTTGGCGGAGAAATCCATCACCTCGCAACTGCGTAGTATTGGGCGTTTAGAGGCTAAATTTGAGAAATCAGAGACCCCTAAACCGAGCGTAAAGGAACCTGTTGCGAAGAAGTCTAATGCTCCGGCACCGATTAATCCGCTGAAAGCGGGCAGTAATCCTAGCGATATAACGCTAGATGCTGACCGAAAATTTCACGGCACCTATCAGCAATGGAAAGCTGCAAGGGCCGCAGGAAAGATTCGATGACGGGTAACTTTAAAATTAATTTGGAGAATTACCATGGCAAATAACTTGCTAACTATCTCCATGATCACCAACGAGGCGTTGATGGTCTTGGAAAACGAATTGACCTTTACGGGCCGTGTAGATCGTAACTATGATGACCAGTTTGCGGTTGTCGGTGCAAAGATTGGTAACACAGTCAATGTCCGCCGCCCAGGCCGTTTCATCGGTACTACTGGCCCAGCGCTGAATGTAGAAGACTTTAACGAGACCTCTACTCCAGTAACACTCTCAACCCAGTTCCATGTGGACACACAATTTACGACTCAAGACCTATCCTTGTCTTTGGATATGTTCTCTGACCGTGTATTGAAGCCCGCAATCGCTGCTATCGCCAACAAAATCGACTTTGATGGCACCACAATGGCAGTAGACAACACAGCTAATACCGTTGGTACGGCTGGTGTAGTTCCATCTGACATCGCAACATTCTTGACCGCCCAGGCTTACTTGGATGGTGAAGGCGCTCCCCGTGACGGTAAGCGTTCTTGCGTAGTTGACCCATTCACCGGCGCTAGTATTGTTGGCAGCCTAAAAGGTTTATTTAACCCACAAGGCACCATCTCTGGCCAATATGAAAAGGGCATGATGGGGCGCGACACTATTGGTATGAACTGGTATATGGACCAAAACATTGTGTCCCATACCTATGGTTCGTATTCAACCGCTACCATGTCAACCAACACCAGCACATTTACTGGCTCGTTGACAACTGGCTGGGCTCAGACCTCAACCATTACCATCTCTGCTGCAACCGCTAACGCCGTGCTAAACCAAGGCGATACGATTCAGATTGCTGGTGTGTTTGCTGTTAACCCACAAAACCGCCAGCCATACGGCGGTAATGTATTGCGTAACTTTGTAATTACCGCTCCTGTGACCATCACTTCTGGTGGATCGGCATCTGTAACTGTTTCCCCAGCGATTATTACTGCTGGCCAGTTCCAGAATGTCAGCGTGTTGACTACTTCTGCATCTGCAGTTGTAACCCCATTCAATAAGACTGGTGTTGTCAGCCCACAGAACTTGGTATTCCATCGCAATGCATTTACCCTGGCTACTGCCGACTTAGAATTGCCTGACGGCGTTCATTTCGCAGGCCGTGCAAGCGATAAGGACAATGGTTTGTCGATTCGTGTGGTGCGTCAATACACCATTAACAACGACTCCATCCCAACCCGTTTAGATGTTCTATACGGCTGGGCTCCGCTTTACCCTGAACTCGCCTGCCGCGTGGCAGCTTAATTAGGAAAGGAACCTTATCATGTCAAATCCAGGACCAGCAAGTACCCAAACCTCTAACTACCTATTAAACGGTAGTGCAGCCGATGGTGTTTTAATCGGCATCGCAGGCGGAGAAGTGGGTTTTTATGGCGAGACCCCCGTGGTTCAAGCCGGTGCTATTACCCCATTAGTGTCCACAACGGCATCAACAACCGATATGTGCGCACGAATCAATAGCATTATTACTGCATTGCAAAACATTGGCATCACAGCCTAAGATGTTTTGAAGTAACAGAAAAGCTGCCCCCAAAAGGGGTGGCTTTTTTCATTTAAAGGACTACATGAAACACATAATGTTAGCTATGCCCGCATATACTGGGGTGGTTCATATGGGGACGATGCGGTCCTTAATGACTGACTGTATTACTCTCATCAAAAGAGGGGATAGATTTACATTTGTTGACGATGTAGGAAACGCCCTGATAGCAGACTGTCGTGGTGTTATTACTACCAATTTTTACCATTCTGAGTGCGATGAACTAGTGTTTATTGACTCAGATGTAGCCTGGGAGGCCGGGGCATTGTGCCGGCTTATTGACCATCCTGTAGACATGGTGGCAGGCGCTTATCCAGCAAGGGTTGATCCGCTTAAATTTAACATCGGATGGATTGAAGACCGCAAATATTTACAAGCAGACCCAAGCACGGGCCTGTTAGAAGTGGACCGTGTGCCTACTGGATTTTTAAAAATCACCAAAAACTGTGTTGCAAAAATGATTGAGGCATATCCAGAAACCTTTTACCATGACGCAGCAGTTAATAACCAGTTTTATCCTTTATATGAGTCGTATATTGATCCAGAAAAGAAATGGAAATACGGCGAGGACTTTTCGTTTTGTAAACGGTGGCGCGATATTGGCGGCCAAGTCTGGCTAGACCCAGAAATTAATATGGGCCACATTGGCAATAAAATCTTTGAAGGACACATTGGAAATTGGCTTAAAAGTAGGATAATTGAACAAACCCAACCATAAGGATTAATCATGGATTCTCTAAAAATTCTTTCCCCAACATATCGTTTAGACCTTACAACTTCTGCGTCAGCTGCGCTGCAACTTATTCCCGATACGCCAACTCGCGCATTTCGCGTGGCCATCCTAAATACAGGAACTGGAACCGCAGCGATTACCTTTGGAACAACTGATTCCAATATGGCAACTCCAGCAATTGCAGCATCTGGCAGCAGCGGCTCGTTTATCTTGGCTCCAAGTATGTTTTTGCCAATTTTGATTGACTGCCCCGCGCCCAACTTTTACATTAAGGGTATTTCTTCTGGAACTAATTCGCTATATTTGACATTAGTAGCCACCGAATAAGGGATTTACCATGTCCAACGACACCGCAAAGACTATAACAACCAATATAGTGCCGGTCCAAGGGACTTTTGAGCCCTTGCCGCCGTATGAGTGCATCAACTTAATTGGCCCTGCAGGAACCCCGTTTTATGCCCCTGTAAACCCCAATTTAGACGGTGTAAACATCACCAACAGCACGATTAACAGCACGACCATCGGGGTAACAACTCCGGCTGCGGGCGCGTTTACTACTGCAAGCTCAACTAATCAACCAGTAGGAAACAACGATTTAACAACTAAACTGTATGTTGACTCTTTGGCCCTTGGCATTTCTTGGAAACAGCCAGTAAATGCTGCCACAACGGCCAACATTACCCTGTCTGGTGCGCAAACAATTGATACTGTTTCAGTTGTTGCTGGTGACCGAGTTTTGGTAAAAGACCAAAGTACCCAATCTGAAAATGGTATTTACATTGTTGGAACGCCTTGGACTCGATCACCAGATGCAAACGCATGGGACGAGTTGGTTTCGGCTTTGGTGTTTGTGGAAAGTGGCGGTCAAGCAGGCTCTGCTTGGTATTGCCCAGTTCAACCTGGCGGAACCCTTGGGGTTACAGCAGTTACTTGGAATAATTTTTCGGTTGGTGGCGTTTATTTTGCTGGAACCGGATTAAATCTATCCGGCGGCAATACATTCAACATCACAAATACTGGCGTGACAGCTGCAACATATGGCTCGGCATCCGCAGTTCCGGTTATTGCAGTTAACCAACAAGGCCAGATTACTAGCGCAAGCAATACGAATATTGCTATTGCTGGCAGCCAAATCACAAGCGGAACCATTGATTCTGCAAGGATTAGCGGTGATTATTCAGGAATTACTGGGGTTGGCACATTAACCAATTTAACGGTTTCCAACACAATTACTGGCTCAATTTCTGGCAACGCGGCAACTGCAACTAATGCAACAAATGCAGCAACTGCAACCAATTTAGCTGGCGGCGCAACAGGCAGCTTGCCATATCAGAGCAGCGCAGGAACAACAACTTTTGTAGGAATCGGCTCAACCGGCCAAATATTGACAGTTTCTGGCGGTGTCCCAACCTGGGCCGCGCCCTCAGCAACTGGAGATGTTGTGGGGCCAGCATCATCTACCGATAACGCAATTGCTCGATTTGATAGCACTACTGGCAAAGTTATTCAAAACTCTGGCATTACTCTATCTGACGCAAATGCCTTGCAAAATGTTAATGAGATTAACTTTGACATTACCCCGGCAAGTGTTGTCGGTGGCGCTGGATCATTGTCTTGGAATAGTGACGATAACACCAAAACCTTGCAATTAATTGGCAACAACGATGTACCAATTAAAGTTGGCGAAGAAAACTATTACAGAATTAAAGCATCGTCTGCAATTACCAAAGGCCAAGTATTAATGTTTACTGGCACTTTGGGCTCGTCTGGTGGCCTGACAGCAGCGCCAGCAACGGGATTAACTGCTGCCACCGGTAACTATATTTTAGGTGTTGCTAAAGAAAGTGGAATTACTAACGATTGGATTTATGTTCAAGAGTTCGGCGAGGTTAAAGGCATTAATACCAGCGGATCAACTGCTAGTGAGACTTGGGTAAACGGCGATATTCTGTATTACAACCCTGCTGTTACTGGCGGATTGACAAAAAATGTGCCAACTGCGCCAAACGCCAAGGTTCAAGTAGCTGCAGTTGTCCATGCAAATGCAAGCAATGGAATCTTATTTGTAAGGCCAACTTTTGAGCCAAGGCTAAATGATTTATCTAATGTGTTTGCTATATCTCCATCTGACGGTGATGTAATCGTTTGGGATAACGGCGATTCTCGCTGGGAAAATAGAGCGCAATCGTCATTGACTGCTGGATCAGCAACCAACCTTTCTGGCGGCGCAACTGGCTCTTTGCCTTACCAATCAAGCGCAGGAACGACAACATTCTTGCCTGCGGGAACAGATGGCCAGGTCTTAAAACTTGCCAGCGGTGTCCCATCCTGGTCAAGCGACACATCTGGCGTCACGATTACCGATGACACTACAACGAATGCAACCCGTTACATTACTTTTTCAAACCTCACAACTGGTAACGAAACCACACTAGATGTCTCGTCAACCAAGCTGCAATTTAATCCATCTACTGGAACTTTAACTGCTACTGCTTTTAGCGGATCAGGCGCAAGTCTAACCTCTTTAAATGCAAGCAACATATCTAGCGGTACTGTAGCGGTGGGCAATGGAGGAACAGGCCAAACAAGTTATACAAATGGTCAGTTATTAATTGGAAACACCACAGGAAATACCCTTACAAAAGCAACATTAACTGCCGGCACCGGAATTAGCATTACAAATGGTGCTGGATCAATAACAATCACCAACACAAATGTTCCCTATTCTGCAGATTATGTAATTGTTGCTGGTGGCGGTGGTGGCGGTGCAAATACAGGCGGTGGCGGTGGTGCTGGTGGTTATCTATCAGGAACTACTCAAATTGTGCCAGGATTTACTTATTCCGTTACTGTTGGTGGCGGTGGAGCAGGAGGCTCAAGCACAGCAGCAGGGACTAATGGATCTGATTCGGTTGCTCTTTCATTAACTGCTCTTGGTGGCGGTGGTGGCGGTGGTAGTGCATCACCAGCAGGAAAATCAGGCGGTTCAGGTGGAGCAAGTGGCGATTCAACAACTGTTGGATCAGGAACAACCGGACAAGGAAATAATGGCGGTAGTGGTTCAGGCGGATATCCAAGTGGTAGAGGTGGTGGTGGTGGTGCAAGTGCTGTAGGCGCTGATAGATCAGGTGCAAATGGCGGTAATGGTGGCGCAGGAACTGCATCATCAATAACTGGATCATCCGTAACTAGGGCCGGCGGTGGCGGTGGATTTGGAGAATATCGCGCTGGCGGAACTGCCGGAAGCGGTGGCGCTGGCGGCGGCGGTGCTGGTAGAGCAGCTTCAGGAGGAACTGCAACTGCTGGAACAGCAAACACAGGCGGTGGTGGTGGTGGCGGTGGAACTTATTCTGGAAATGGCGGAGCTGGTGGTTCAGGAGTTGTCATTATTTCTGTTCCAACTGCCAAATACACAGGAACCACAACTGGTTCGCCAACTGTTACTACAAACGGCTCTAATACCGTTATGCAATTTAATTCTTCAGGGAGTTACACAGCATGAGTCATTTTGCTAAAGTTGTTGATGGAAAAGTGGTTAAAGTTATTGTTGCAGAACAAGAATTTTTTAATACTTTTGTAGACACAAGTCCTGGTCAATGGATACAAACATCCTATAACACCTATGGAAATCAACATACACAAGGCGGAACACCATTGCGTGGAAACTTTGCTGGAATTGGTTACATTTATGATTATGAAAATGATGTTTTTTATCCGCCTCAACCACACCCAAGTTCTGTATTAAACAAAGAAACATGGACCTGGGACACAATTCAAACAACGGAGTTATAAAGAATGGCATACCCAAAAATTGATATTGGTCATGTGGCAAATGTTTTTATTCGCATGATGACTTTTGAAAAAGCTGGAGATGTAGAAAATGGTCATACTCATGAATTTGACCATGTGAC